GTGTTTAAAAATGTGCCTGTGGTTGTTAAAAGTATGAGTGTATCACTGAATAATGAATGCGATTATATTGGAGTTGAAGTATTTGGCAGTGCCGCAGGCGAACTGCAAGGGCTCACCGACAGCATAGGAGGTCTATCTGATGTAGCGGGTGATGTGATACCTGGAATAGGTGGAGTAACTGGTGCAATAGGTAGCATCGCAGGCGGTGTAGGACAAGTGGCAGGATTGTTAGGAACATTTGGCATCGGCGGAAAAACCAGTGGCGGCATTACGCATGTTCCCACAAAAAGTTCTTTTACCATAGAGTTAATTCCAGTTTATAGCAGAGACAGTGTTCGTAAGTTTAGCCTAGACAGATTCGTAACTGGCGGCTACATAACCAGCCCAACAGGATATATTTAACATGCCATCAAAATATCAAAACACCAGTCCTTGGTTTATCACACCAGTGGTGAATGATTATCTCGATGTAATGTCTATTCGTCCGGTAAGCTCACAACCTGATGATTTTTTATACACGATACAACCACAATATACATTTCGTCCTGACTTGCTAGCATTTGACCTATACGGTGATCCTAATCTCTGGTGGGTATTTACACAACGCAATATGGATGTGCTCGAAGATCCTATTTTTGATTTTATACCAGGAACTAAAATTTACATTCCAAAAAATAGCGGTCTCAAAACTGTATTAGGAATATAACATGACTGGACCAACAATTAATCCAGCAAGCATCGGCGCAGCCGCCGCAGTAGTCACTTCACTGGGAAGTGTTGGAGGAGTGGCAGGCGGCACAAGTGCCGCCACAGGTGCATTAAGTAGTATAGGAAAATTTTTTAAAACATTATCGGGAACAAAACTACCGCTAAAGAATCCATTATCTGCCTATGCAACATATGACTATGTAATAGGGTTAGGTGCCTTGAGCACAGCCGAAGTTAATGATCCAGACAGTTCATATATTGCTGGAAAGACTCCCTTATTAATTTGTAAAAGTGCAAATGCATCCCCGACTAATCGTATCAAAACACCACTCGGTCAGTTTGATTTTTATATTAACAATCTTAAACTTAGCAGTTATATTGGATTTGATACACACAACAATCCGGGCGGTACCGTAATAACATTTGACATTATAGAACCCTACAGTATGGGTATGTTCTTTATTGCATGTCAAACAGCCGCTATTCGTAAAGGTCACGATAGTTGGCAATTTTCTCCATTTATACTTACTATTGAATTTCGTGGAAATAAAGAAACCGGCGCTATGTCAAATATTCCAGGAACACGAAGATATATTCCTTTTTGTTTCGGGGATATTTCCATGACGGCTGATGCCAACGGTTCTAAATATACATGCAAGGCAATTTCATGGGGACTAGACGCAACAACTGATGCTGTAGCTAATTTTAAAACTGACATCACCGCTGAAGGCAAAACAGTACAGGAAGTACTACAAACTGGTGTAAACAGTTTACAAGCCGGCATGAATAGAAAGTTACGAGCAATTGCCAAACAACAAAAGATAGAAACGCCAGACGAAGTTCTTATCCTTTTTCCTAACAGTCTTACATCAGGAGAAAATGCTAAAGATGACATATTGGCCCGAGGCACTAGCGGCACAACCATCGATCCAAGTATTGATGTCAACAGTGTTGAAGCTACTTATGCAACGTTAGGTGTATCACGAAGCGAAATCAATAGTTCTCTAGTGCAAAGCGTTGGTACAGTTAATGCTATCGGTGCTTCGGCTATAAAAGTAGGAAAACCCGATGCTCCGCAAACTCCGGATAGTGTTGTGTATAATAAAGAGATTGATCATTTTATGCGATCACTAAACACCGCTGATAGCGAAAAGACCGCGGTTACGTTCCCTCAAGATACAAGCGTATTAGATGCTATCACTACTATTTTACTAAAAAGTGCATACGCAGAGGAAGCACTTCAGGTAGGTGCAGAAAAATCGACCGGTATGAAATATTGGTTTAATTGTGTGACACAGACATATATTATCAGTTCAAAAACCAATACCACTACTGGATATCAACCAAAGCTCCATGTGTATAAAATAACTCCTTATCTTACTCACTCTAGCAAACTTCTAGCAGCCGGAGGCAAACCATCAGGATACGACGAATTAAACAAAGAAGCGGTAAAAGAATACAACTATATGTATACCGGAAAAAATGTAGACATTTTAGAATGGAAACTCAAATTTGACTATAGTTTTACTGCTGAATTGCCAGTATCATCGTCGTCACATTCAACTGATACAGAACGATCAGTTAAGGATGGGTCAGCGCCTGAAAAACAGGCAGAAGTAAAACCAGAAGGAGAATCGCAAGATCCTGATAAAGGCCTGGGAGTACTTAATCCAACAGTGAGATTTATTAAGACATTACTTGACTATGACCTTAAAGGTGGTGGCGGCAACGACACCAAAGCTACTCGTGCTGCCAAGGTGTGGCACGATGCTGTCACTAGAGGATTAGAAATGCAAGCATTAAACATGAAAATAATGGGAGATCCTTATTATATTGTTCAAAGCGGACTAGGAAATTATCATAGTGCGCCATCACAATTTTCAAATTTAAATAGTGACGGTACAGTTAATTGGGCCAGCGGCGAAGTGGATATTCGTGTCAACTATCGAAGCCCTATTGATCTAAATCAAGGTACTGGATTATATAACTTTGGTAAAAAAACTTATAAAGATCCGGAAACAGCAAAGAGTCTAAATATTGTAAATTTTAGTGGATTATATCAACTGATTCATGTTGATAGTTATTTTAAAAATGGCGAGTTTACTCAAGAGCTAAAAGCATTTCGTCGCCCGATGCAAGAATCAACTCGTGCTCCTACAAGATCGTTTGGAATAAGTGAACAAGCGCCACCGGCCCAGACCACTACTAGTGTTAATGCTGCCGATAATGGCGGCACTGCGGTTGCATCAAACGACCTAGATGTTGATCCATGGGGAGACATTGAATAATGTCAACAGCTCAAGGTTTTCAAAGTTCATCTACTCCGCCCGCTCCTGATCCAGGGCCGTTCTTGGCCAAAGTAGTCAGTCATCAAGATCCCAGCTTTATGGGAACCTTACAGGTTGAGTTATTACGCCCGATAGGAAATAATACCGACAGCAGTGAATTGAGAACAGTTAGTTATCTCAGCCCGTTTTATGGCGTTACTAGTTCAAAGTTCCTTGGTGAAGATGCTGGCAATAACACCTATAATAATACACAAAAGAGTTACGGCATGTGGATGGTACCACCGGACGTTGGCACTACGGTAATGGTAATTTTTATACAGGGCGATGTCAAACGAGGTTATTGGATAGGATGTGTTCAAGATGAAAATATGAACTTTATGATTCCTGGTATTGCAGCCACTGCCGCTGTAGTTGACGGCGGACCACGTGCTCCGGTGGCAGAATATAATAAAAAATTAGTGGATGTCGGTATTGACCCAACGAATTATTCAAAACCACAACATACTAAACAATATATTAATCTATCTATTCAAGGTCTTGATAAAGATGATACCAGGGGTCTTACTACTAGCAGTGCCCGCAGAGAAGCTCCTAGTATGGTATTCGGTATCAGCACTCCGGGACCGATAGACAAAAATGTCAACGCTCCTAAAGGAGCGATAGGCCCGAAGGATGCACAAGTCACTTCTGCTTTTATCAGCAGATTAGGCGGATCATCGTTTGTAATGGATGATGGCGACTCGGCATTTCTTCGTAAGACATTTGCTTCTGAAGGACCCCCCGAGTATGCGGCAATAGAACAAAATGAAACAGGCGGCAATGTTAATATACCACACAATGAACTTGTAAGAATACGTACTCGCACTGGTCATCAAATACTGTTGCATAACAGCGAAGACTTAATTTACATTGGAAATGCCAAAGGAACTACCTGGATAGAATTGACCAGCAATGGGAAAATAGACATTTATGCTGAAGATAGTATAAGTGTACATAGCGAAAATGATATTAATTTCACTGCTGATCGAGATATTAATCTTACAGCAAAACGTAATTTTAATCTTAACTCTGTGGGCAACAATAACCTCACAGCCACCGGCACGACCAATATCAGAAGCGGTGAAAATCATGTAGAAACAGCAACTGAAATACACATGAACGGCCCAGCCGCTGCCACAGCTCCCAGCGCCGCAAGGGTACCTCAACATGAGCCCTGGGCCGGACATGAGCATTTAGATCCAACAGCACACCTCCCGTCTAAGACAGAAGCTGTAGCAACTCCTGTTGAACCGACAGCAACATACTGGAAGACATACACAACAAGTATCGATACTTTCAAGAGACAACCTCCCCCTGCAACAAAAGGACCTAATCAATAATGAGTTCAAACGCCAACCTATACAATAAAATAACACTGCCTGCAACTAGTCAACCTGATAATCGCGGCTCTAAGATGTATAAAGGATTCAGTAGTATCAATGCGTCTACTGAAAATTATAACCTGTTTGATTTTGAACTAATCAAACAAGACATACTCAATCACTTTAATACTAGACAAGGCGAGCGACTAATGAATCCTACATTTGGTTGTGTTATATGGGATTTGTTGTTTGAACCACTAACTGAAGATATTAAAAATCTAATATTACAAAATGTTAATACTATTATCAACTACGACCCCCGGGTTAAAGCAGAAACGGTCATAGTTACCAGTTATGGTCAAGGAATACAGATACAATGTACTTTAAAATTTGTTCCTTACAATATACAGCAAAGTTTACAATTAACTTTTGACCAAGCTAACGGTCTGTTGGTTGTGTAATTAAATACGCACATTACTCAATAA